GACCGAACGTGCGGGGAAGCGCTATGCGCCGCCCATGAAGAAGCAGGTGGTTTCAAAAGAGCGATGCAGGGCAAGCCAAGTAAGCGTGGGGTGGTAAATGGGAAACGCGCAGATGCAAAACAAGGTCGTCTACTGGCAGGACCGGAACGGCCAGCTCTATATGGGACTTCCGGAACAGTTCCCTGCGCCCTTTGGTCTGGAAAAGATTGTATGCGTCAACGTGCTCCAGGCGGAGTTTTGGTCAAAGCGGATGCGCGATCAGGAGCGTGTTATCGACACGGCTAAGAGCGAAGAGCGGGAGATGATTGAAGGGCCGATCCGGGATAACTTGCGCAAGCACATCCTGCACTTGGCTTCCAATGCCCGCAACAATATGAACCGCGATTTTTTGCTCAAGCACCTGGAGAACTACGAGCGACGCCCGAACATGACCAGGACCGAGCGGGTGAGTTATCTGCACCAGGAGGCTTATGAGCGCGGGCGTTAAAGAGAGAGGCTGGCACATCCAGCTCGCCGAATTAAATCCCAACGCCTTGAAGGCAGACGGGTTTGATGACGCCTGCCTGGGATATGCGGAAAACCGTGGGAGCGACGGGCCGGTGGCAGTGTATTCGCGGCGCAGGTGCATCGCGATCCTGGCCACGGAAGGAATGAGTTACGACGATGCCGAGGAGTATTTCGACTACAACGTAAGTGGCGCGTACATGGGGCCGAACACTCCGCTGTTTTTAGAGGAGTGGGACGAGGAAGATCAAGAACCAATAAGTTAAACGCCCTGTTGTGGGAAGCGGGGTTTCCGGGAGAGAACGGCTTATGCTTTGTGACCATCATCCACACTGAAACGACGCCGGGAAGAGTTGCTGGATACGACGACACCACGTCGTGGCAGGTGCCCCGTTTTGAATCAGCACCCAGCGTTATTTGTGGCTGGGTGGAAGAGCAGATTCAAGAGGGCGAGGGGTTTCTGGAGGGCCAGCAATGTTACAAGGAATTCTCGACTAACCTTAGAGTCTTCAACGGGATATTCAAGGACAACACCAAGTCAAGACTCATTACCAATGAGTTGAAGTACGACATTAGAAAATTCTGCGAAACGCTGGCACAGGTAAGAGAGATTGCCGGGTACGGCTCCGACAACCCGGCGTTCAAGAAGATGGCGGCGCTGCTGGAAAGAGTGTCGAAGTGCATCTACCTGGAGTCCGATTTCCCGTTCCAAATCCTGAAGGTCTTGCAGTACGCATCGGTGATGGGTATCGGCTACCTGTGGCCGAAGGTGCGCGCCGACGAATACGGCTACGGGGAAAGGAAGCTGGAGTTCGACGCGTTGGGCTTGCTGGACGTGGTGCCGGTGCAGATTCCGCCGCGCAGCAACAACATTCAGGATGCGTACGCCGTTACCGCGTACGACTATATGCCGATTGCCGAAGCGCACGGCAGGTTCCCGCTCTTCCAGAGAGATATACAAACGGTGGGGCCGCGTAACTACTCGACTCGCATGCAGGCGCGGAGGATCGACTTTGCGGAAAGGAACAGGTATGGGCAGCAGGGCAGAAGCTTCGGCGATCTTTACGCTGAACTCCGCTACACGTTTATCCGTGACCTGCGGATTAATACAACAGGTTACGAGCTACCCATGGGTGACCTGGGAACGACGTGGTTCTACAAGGTGCCTTACGTGGGGCAGGAAATCTTTGGAGGAATGGCGAACGGCCAGTCGTTCATGAGAGCGGCAACACCGGAAGATTGCAGGGTTTACCCCAACCTGCGGCTGATCATCACGTCGTCAGGCATGGACAAGCCAATGTACGACGGGCCGTCATTTGACTGGGACACGAAGATGCCGATCATCCAGTACACGGTGGACGACTGGGCATGGGAGCCGCTGGGCCGTTCCCTGGTGGGGGACGTGGCTTCGATTGAGACCACGACGCGGAAGATCGAAAGGAAGATGGACTCCGTCATTACCGTCACACTGAACCCACCCTTGGGTTACAACCATTCAGAGACGGGCGGGCCGAAGATTGAGCATTTCGACATCTTCGAGGAGGACGTGCGGATCGGCGTGGACGGCAAGCCGAAGGACACACTGCAATCGGTGCTGCCGGAGTCAGTGGCGGTATCGAGCGAGCATTTTAATTTTCTCAAGTATCTGAAGGAAGCCAAGCAGAGCCAGCTTGGGTTGCAGGATTTGGGCAACCTGCAAAACATGAAGATGAACTTGGCCAATGACACGGCGGACAAGATGCTGGAGTCGATTGGCCCGGTGGCCAAGGGGATTGCGGCGCGGATTGAGCGCGGCAACAAGGCGGTGGGGTACAGGATGAAGTTCCTGATCCTGCAATGGTTCAACGTGCGCCGGATCATGGAGTACGTGGGACCGGAGAACATGGTTCCGGAAATCTTTGACTACAACCCTGACGATCTGGTGCCCAGCCACATGCCGGACGAGATTGGGGCGGGCAAGCCTCCGGAAACGGCGTCGATGTATTCCCGCCTGGACCGGGCGCGGTGGTTCGCGCGCAACATCCGGCTCACATCAGTGCCCAGCACGCTGTTGAAGATTACGCAGATGCAGCGGCAGTTGATGATGCTGCAACTGAAGCGCGGCGGTGCGCCGATCTCCTGGCTGACGGTGTTCAAGAACATGGATGTTCCTAACCCGGAACAGGAGATTGAGGACAGCTTCAAGGAAGAAGCCAAGCTGCAAAAGATGAAGATACTGGCGCAAATCGACATCATGCAGACGCTTAAGGCGATGGGCATTGACCCATCGGCGCTGGGCGGCGGAGAGGAAGGCGGCGCAGGCAAGGGAGGGGGCAAGGGCGGTGGCGGAGGTAAAGGCGGCGGCAGGCCATCATCGGCGCAGAAACCGCCACGTCTGGCCACCAAGGGTGGAGCTGGCGGAGAACCGAGAACCACGATAAAGGAGTCATGATGGCCAGAGGAGATGCGAGACTGTGCGCTTGCGGATGTGGGCAGATCGCGAAGCGCCACGAGTACAACGGTAAATTCAAGGCGTGGCGCTCTTATGCTTCAGGCCATTCGCCCTGCGAACGGGTGCCACTAAAAACCCCTGACGACCCAATTAGGTTTACTTGGCAGGTGAGCGGAAGCAAGGTTGGGCAAATTCTAAAGACACTCGTCCCGTATTTGAAAGAGAAGAAGCAGAGAGCGCTGCTAGCGATTGAACTAGCCGACCTTTTAGCAACGTCACGCCCCGGTAAAGACCGCCAAGTTCCTGAATCTGAATGGGAAAAGCGGAGGCAATTAGTAGCCTCGATTTCGGCATTTAACCAAGACCTGCGCAGTGAAGACTACGTGCAATGAAAAAAAGAGGGGAGACAACATGTTGTTGATCATTATCATTCTGGTTCTTGTTTTTGGGGTTGGCGGCGGCTACTGGGGTAATCGCCAGTGGGGTCCGGGAGGCGGACTCGGCGTTGTTGGCTTGATCCTGGTGATCCTGCTGATCTGTTGGTTGGCGGGGTTGGTGAGGTTGTAATTCATATTTGTTCCGGGGGAGGAGAAGCGTGATGATCAAAATTAAATCACAGACGGATTATCTGGTAACAGAGGTGACGATGGAGGCCCCTTGCGATTTGGGAGAGCTTGAAACCTTGATGAAGAAAACGCACGGGACAGGAAAAATTGTCGGTCTGTACTGCGGGGGCGGAGTATCCGGGGTAAATCTAGAACAGCGAACGAGGGTTCCGGAAAGAGTCGCTCAGAAGGTGCGCGATCTTGTGGGAGTAGATACCGAGACTGTTGATGGCAATTAGCAGCGCCTATGTTCCATGCATTTTTGTAATGAAGCAGTAATTTGCAACGTTTCCCCTTGACGGCGCAGAACAACAGGCTTAGGTTTCTAACAAGATCACGTAGAGATGCAGACCTCCCAATAGGTTTGGGATAAGTCATGGCTCTGGCTAACGCTGGGGCCATTTCTATTTGCCCAGCCCGAACCTGAAAAGGAGTGTATCTCAATGGCAAAGCGCCGTCGTGTTTCCGCACACAAGGCTTCTCATGTAAAGAAGGGTCGCGGCAAGCGTCACCACAAGGGTGGCGGCAAGAAGTCTTCGATCAAGGCGTAACTGGTAGCCAACCAAGGGGAGCTTATCCATGGCTACAGCGCCAGCATCGATGCCCGATCAGTCTCAAGGCCAAGCAGGAGCCCCGCCCCCGAGTCCGGGTGGCGGCGGCTCCGCTCCCCCCGACCAGGGGGGGCAGGGCTCACCCTCTCCAACAAGCGCACCGGCCAACCCGATGCAGATGCTACTTGCCCGCTGGTTCAAAGCGGCCAAGGAGATGGCTTCTGCCGATCCGCGCATGGCCTCCGGCGCGCAAAAAGTCGCCGATGGCATTCAAGAGATGCAGACCGCGCTAGTTACGCCAGCGCAGCCGACACCGGCAAGTCAACAGCCTCAGTATTAACCACTGTGCTTTCCGGGAGAAGAAACAGTTATGCCGACAGTAGCAGAGATTCTTAAAAGTAGCGGGTTCTCCGACGACCAGATCAAGGCACTGGATGCGAAAGCCCTATCTGCGTTTGAGGGAGTGCTGACCACGGCTGACCGCGACCGTCAGACCGCCGAGAAAGAACGGGTGGATGCCGCCGCCGCTCGTGATGCAGCCGAGCTTGCGCAGCGCTCCAATGTGGAGTTTTACGAAACC